TTATGTACCCGAGCATGTAGACGTCCGCGATCTGGACGTTCGAGCCCGCGCTCGCCGTCGTGATCGTGGCCTTCACACTCGACGGCTTGGTCGGGCTCTCGACCCCGCCCGGGGCCCCGCCGATCATGGTCTCGGTCGAGTACTGGTGGCTCGGCAGAGACCGGAAGACGGCCATGGTCCGCGGGTCGTGGTCGACGAGGGTCCGCTTCCGGGCCGGGACGGGGATCGACCCCGCGGGCCCGTGGAAATTCGTGTTGTTGCCGACCGTCAGGGCCCCGGAGAAGGCATAGGTGCCGGCGCGGAACTCGATCTCCGAGGCCGTGTTCGACGAAATGATCGCCTTCTGGGCCGTGGTCCACGACCCCGAGAAGAGGCACCCGGCGGATGCCGCGGCCCGGTCTGCGTCGGACGAGTCGGGCGCCGCGAAAACGTATTTTGTCACCATATCACACCTTGATGAGCATCCCGCCGACGGTCAAACGCGCGGGGATCTCGGCTCCGCCGCCGGCGGTCATGGTGACCGGGAGCTGGAGCACCCGTTGGCCGATGATTCCGAACCCCGTCGCCCCGGCCTTGTAGAAGCCCATCACGGCCCCCTCGAAGTTCGGGAGCCGGAAGAAGAGCGACCCGCCGCTCGGGGTGCCATAGGCGTCCCCGATCGCCGTGTAGAGGTCGCCATACCCGATGTCCCGGGACTCGACGCCGAAGGTCGTCTTACGGACCTCGGCCCCGTTGCAGAGGAGCCACTCGACGTCTCCGCTGTTGACCCGCCGGCCGAAGATGTGCTTTCCAGATGCCGGGTTCGAGTGGTCCGCCCCGAGGTCTTCGAGCATGCCCGGGGCCCCGGCCATTGGGACGAGGTCGCCCGCAAAATTCGCACTCTGGATCGCGCTTTCCCAGAGGGTGTGGGCCACCCCCAACGTACAGGCGTCCCCGTTCGCCGTCGGCGTCGCCAGGTTCGTGATCTTCTGGCCCTGCATGTTGACGGCCGCGGTCGGGTAAAACGACGTCTGGCTCACCCGCCAGGGCTCGATATACCCACACGTCTCGGCGATCATGCGCGTGTCCGTGACGGCCGAGACCGTCTCGGCGTTCGCCGGGAGGAGGAGGGTCGCGAGGCCGATGTCGTAGAGCCCGCCAGAGCGCACAAGGGCCGGGGCCGCGGGGGTCGCGGCCGGCGTCCCCGTGACGACGAGCGCCGTTATGGCACGGTCGCCGAGCGCGTCGAGCCGGAGGACGACCCGGTCGATGCGGGGGTTCGTCGCGTCCGCCGCCGCGATCGGGAGGGTGATCGTCGCGTCGTTCTGGTAATAATACCCCTGGATGAGGGCGCACCCGTCGGCCACGGTGACCGCACGGGTCGCCGGGGTCGTGACGGCCACCTGGCACCCGTTCCCGAAGATATGCGAGACGCCGTTCCGGGCGAAAAGCATCAGGGCCGCCGCGAGGTGGGCCTGGCTGTATCGCCTGATGTCGCCGACACCGTCGGCGAAAAATCCGCTTTGCTCTGTCATGGTTATCCTTTCCTCTCCTGTTGGTCCTGGCGCCGTGCCAGGTCGAGTATGGTCTTCCTCACGTCCGCGGGCTCCGACCCGACCGCGACGGTCACGGTGCGCCCGTCGGCGTCCCAGCGTTGCCCGACGGCGACGATCCGGGCCTCGGTCGACGCCCATCCCGGGTAGTCGGCCCGGACCACGTCGCCCGTGCGGAAGTCCCGGGGGTAATCGTACGCGCCGCCCGTAAGGAGCGTGAACTCCACGCTCGCCTCCTCGGCGACCTCCGCGAGCTTTTGGTCGCCGCGCTCCTTGAGGGTCGTCTCGGACGTCGGCCCGATGTCTCGTGCATCAACGAACATCTCGCGGAGGGCGAGCCCCGACGGCGGGCCCCGGGGATACCGGGCCGTGTCGTAATACCCCCGCACGTCGCGGAGGGCGCCCTCGCCCTGGCCCGCGACCCACGCGAGGTTCCGGGCGTCCCGCGTCCGGCGCGCGAACGCGATCCCGGCGACCGTGCCGTAGTCGGGGGAAAACGCCACCCGGCCGGTCATGTCCCGGCCGCCGAGCACGTCGAACCGGAAGAGGCCGGCGTCCTCGTCGTACCGCATACTCCACCCGAGCCCCGAGTACTGGCAGATCTCCAGGAGGATCTCCGTGATCGGCTGGAACCGGGCGTTATACCGGACCTGGAGCTCCGTGGCCGTGAGCGTCCCGATCGCGAGGTCGGGGACGGCCCGGTAGGCTTCGGCCGGGGCGATCGCGTTCCGATGAACGTAATAGGCCATCGCGCCGGCAGGGGAGCCCGGTTGGCCGCCGTCCCACGTCGATGTCAGGCCCCAGGCGTCCGTCCCCGAGCCCGACGCGGTCCCCGCCAGGGCGTTTCTCGCGCCGAGCATCGACCCGTAGCACCGGCCGGTCACGACGATCGCCTCGACGCCGTCTGTCCCCGTGAGCGAGACCCCGGGGTCGTCGATGAGCCCGACCTTCGTCTCACCGCCCGGCACGACGGCCGCGATGAACGCCCCGGTCGCCAGGGTCTTCGCGCCCGGCACCTTCGCGTCGATGATGAGGGTCCACTCGTCGGGCTCGCGCCAGTGGTCGACCCACTCGAAGAGCTCGTACCCGTCGAGGACCGCGACGGGGTGCCGGGCCGCGTCGAGCACGAAGACCACGGGGGCCCGGAGGCGCGCGAAGACGGTCGAGGCGGCCGGCGAGATCTCCCCCGTCAGGCCGTGCACGACCGCACCCGACGCCCCGCACCGGCCGAGGGCGATCGTTGCCGTGGCCTCCAGGACCGCGCCGACGACCTCGATGGGCTCGACGTATCGCCGGGAGAAGGGCGAGAGGCCGAAGCGGTCGGGCTCGCACGTCGGGGCCGTTGGGGCCGGGACCGCGCGCCGGCCGAAGCGCGAGAGGGCGAAGCGGTCGGGGCCGTCCGTCCACGAGGCCGCGGCCGGCACGACGATCACCCGGGCGATCGCGAAGTCCTGGAGCCGGTAGCCGTCGGCGGTGTTCTCGACCACGGCCGTCAGGGTCGCACCGTCGACCCACCCGAAGACGATATGGTCGTCGGTCCCGGCCGCGGGCGCCAGGTCCACGAGCTCGGCGACGGCGACCCCGTCGTACTGTGAGAGGGAGGACGCGAAGGTCTCGCCCCACGCCCCGGTCGACGCCCAGAGGACCGCCCCGGCGCCGTCCGGGAGGAGGCCCGCGTGGAGGGGGAGGGTGCCGAGCCCGGCCACGGTCTCCCAGGCGGTGCCGGTCCATCGGTCGACGGTGTGGACGATCCCCTCGTCGAACGTCTCGGCGAGGAGGACGTGCGGCACCCCGTCGACGAGCGCCGCGCTCTCGACCCACCGGGAGGCCCCGCCCCCGCCCGTGCGGGTCATGGTCGCCGCCCCGGGCCCGGCCCATGCGAAGTATGACGAGAGCCCGTACAACCCCGTCTGGGTGTCCCCACAATTCGAGGCGGCGACGATGAAGCCCTCCGCCCCGTCCGGCACGACCGCGACGACCTCCCCCCCGGCCTCGTCCGTCAGGGTCGCGGACCATGTGGCCCCGTTGAAGGCCGCGATCGCGCACGCCGCCGCGTCGCCCTCGCCGTACATGCCGCCGAAGGCGCACATGATCCCGCGGATCGAGAGGAGGGCGGCCGTGTAATCGAGCCCGGTCGAGGGGAGCCCGGTCCACGTCGCGCCAGTGTACCGCCAGCACGCGCCCGAGGGGGTCGCGAAGACGAGCGCGCCCCCGTGGACGCACGCGAGCGTGATGTCCGGCGAGGGGATGCCCGGGAGCGGGGTCCACGCCGCCCCGTCGAACCGGAGGGGGCCGCCGAACGGGAGCACGGCGTACACGGCCCCGCCGAACCAGACCACCGCGAGGGGGCAATCGGGGAGGGCCGCATACGGATCGCCCGTTGCCGTGAGCCCGGAGGGGGCCGTCTCGGCGACCGGGACGCCCACGAGGTCCACGAGCTCGCCGTCCGTCATGGGATCACGAGCTCCAGATCGGATCGCCGTTCTCGTCGATGGTGAGCACCTGGCCCGCGCTCGGCGCCGTCCCGGTCCCCGTGCCGCCCTTCGCGACGGCGAGGGTCGCGATCGCCGGCTCGTACGTGCCCGTGTGCGCGTGGTTCGCCGCGGCCCGGCCGGCTATCGCTGTGTCGATGGCGTCGAGATTGTCGTTGACTAACTGTTGCCAGCGCCCGGCGTAGGCGCCGAGCATGGCCTTCTCGAACGCGAAGGTCGCCGTATAGGTCGAATTTGAGTCGACCGGGTCGTGTGCCATGTGTCAGATGCTCCTATACTGGATCCTCGACGAGGTCGACCCGGTAGCCCCACCAGGACGGAGCGAGGGGCGCCTCGGCAATCTCTCCCCGGATCATCACGCCCGGGTACTCCACGCCGTTGATGTTCAGAGTCAGGTGCTGGCCGGTGAGGGCCGCGAGCGCTTCGATCTCGGCGTGGTCGTCGGCCAGGGCGTCGATCGTCCACGCGCGGCGCGAGACGCTCGAGCCCTGGAGCCGGACGCGGCCGTTCTGGAGGTCGGTCGCGTTGCACGTCGGCTCGTGGTCGATCGGCGCGATGTCGGCCTCGGAGAGCACGATCTCGCCGTAGGTGGCGGTCGGGTCGTCGATGCCGCCGAACGGCCCGAGCCCGAACGGCCCCTCGCCGAAGCCGGTCATACCTCCGCGCTCCAGACGTACGCCTTCCCGCTCGTGACGGTGGCGTGGAGGTTCGTGGCGTCGGCCCAGACGGCGGAGACGGTCGCGCCTGTCTCGGTCGGGGTGACGGAGACGCGCGTCGGCGCGGCGCGGAGCCCGTGGGCGATGGTCTGCTCCGAGCCCGTGCCGGTGCTCGTGCCGGTCGCCTGGAGTTTGAAGTTGACGTTGCCGCCGCAGTTGACGATCGTGCCGGAGCTCGGGAGGGCCGCCGCCGACCGGCACCCGGTGAGGGTCGTGGACCCGGTGCCGCCCGCGATCAGGTAGTCGAGGTCGGTGCCGAAGTAGACGTTGGAACAGTGGTTCCCGGCGGCGTCGACGTAGAACCC